TGTGTCTGAATGTATTATCTCAGAAACAGGTATTTACACAAATTGTGGGAGAGGCTCCACAGAAACAGAACTAAGCAAGGTTGATGGTTCTATTGTTCCTATGGATGTAGAGAAAGTTTGTTTTGAGCCTCACGCAGCAAATAAAGCGCTTGAGCTATTAGGTAAACATCTTGGTATGTTTAAGGATAAAGTCGATGTAACAAACTCTGACGGCTCACTTCGCCCTACTATTATTGAGTTGGTGGCTCCAGATGAAAGTGCAACTTAATCTCCCACCTAAACTTATTCCAGTGTTTACTCTCCAGGATGTGCGTCATCGTGGTGCTTATGGTGGGCGTGGTTCGGCTAAAACACGCACTTTTGCCAAGATGACCGCTGTTGTTGCGTATCAACGGGCAATGCAAGGCGAAAGCGGTGTGATTTTGTGTGGTCGTGAGTTTATGAACTCGTTGGAAGACTCGTCATTAGAAGAAATTAAGCAAGCCATTCAAAGCGAAGCGTGGCTGGCGGATTTCTTTGAGGTTGGTGAGAAATATGTACGCACAAAGTGCGGTCGAGTTTCGTACATTTTTGCAGGATTGCGCCATAATCTTGACAGTATTAAATCAAAAGCACGGATTTTACTTGCGTGGATTGATGAAGCAGAAAGCGTGAGCGAAATGGCGTGGCGGAAACTTCTGCCTACGGTGCGTGAAAACGGTTCGGAAATTTGGTTAACGTGGAACCCTGAAAAGAAAGGTTCGGCAACGGATTTACGCTTTAGGCAACATCAAGACGAAAGTATGGCGATTGTTGAGATGAATTATAGCGATAATCCGTGGTTTCCTGATGTATTAGAGCAAGAACGCTTAAGGGATAAAGCCCGTTTAGATGATGCGACTTATCGCTGGATTTGGGAGGGGGATTATCTTGAAGAAAGTGAGGCTCAAGTCTTTAGAGGAAAATATCAGGAACTTGAGTTTAAGCCTTTACCTGATTTTGAAGGTCCTTATCACGGGTTGGATTTCGGTTTTGCCCACGACCCAACCGCAGCGATTAAATGCTGGGTGTTTGATGATGAATTGTATATTGAATATGAGGCCGGCAAAGTTGGGTTAGAGCTTGATGATACAGCCATATTTTTACAGAAAGGTATTACGGGCATTGAGCAGTATGTAATACGCGCGGATTCAGCAAGACCTGAGTCTATTAGCTATTTAAAGCGACACGGTTTGCCTCGTATTGATGGCGTGCCAAAATGGAAAGGTAGCGTTGAAGATGGGATTGCGCATATTAAATCCTATAAGAAAATCTACATTCACCCACGTTGTCAGCAAACATTGAATGAATTTCGCTTGTATAGCTACAAAACCGACCGCTTGTCTGGCGATGTGTTGCCAACATTAGTTGATGCTCATAACCACTATATTGATGCGTTGCGGTATGCGCTTAATCCTCGTATTCAGCGGAAAGGGGATTTTAGCCAAAATCCACTTAAACTTTACTAAGGATAATTTATGTCTGATGTTGCTATTGTTATGCCAGAAATTAGGGCGTTGAATGAAAAAGGTGTGATGATTGATGATTTGCTTGGCGGAACAAAAACAATGCGACAAGCAGGGAAAAAATACCTTTATCAATTCAGTCTTGAGGAAGAAGAGGCTTATAAAAACAGACTTAACCGCTCAACGCTTTATCCTGCTTTATCGGAAACGCTCTACCAAATGACAGGTAGAGTTTTTTTTGAGCCGATTACGACAGATGACGTTCACGATAAATTAAAGCAAGATATTTTGCCTGATGTGGATTTAGAGGGAAATAATGTCGATGTATTTTCTTCTCGTTGGTTTAATGCAGGTTTAACTTACGGCGTGGCGTGGTGCTTAGTGGATTACACCCGTACTGAGAATATTCGTACCATTGCCGATGAGAAAGCGGCTAATGCTCGCCCTTATTTTATTTTGATTAAGCCTAAAAATGTTTTGGGATTTAAAACGGATAAAATCAAAGGGAAACGACAAATCACGCAGTTCCGCTATATGGAAGAAGTGTCGGTAGATGATGGCGAGTTTGGTTCGAAGATTGAAAAAATAATTTATGTGTACGAAATCGGCCGTATGCGTAAGTATAAAGCAACAGAGGGGCAATGGACGCTGATTGATGATGTGCAACTTCTTGCTCAAAATCGACCGCTTGAAGTGGTGCCTGTTGTGCCGTTTATTACGAAAGAAAGCAATGTGTTTGCATTAGGTGAGCCGCCGTTGCTTGAATTGGCCTATTTGAATGTTAAGCATTGGCAATCACAATCCGATCAGGACAACATTTTAAATACCGCTCGTGTGCCGTTATTAGGGATTTTCTCCGATACTGAAGTCAATAAGCTACAAGTTGGTGGCAGTGCGTTGCATTTACCAGCCGGTTCTCAAATTGCTTATATCGAACATTCAGGCAATGCGATTAACGCAGGGCAAGACAGTTTGAAAGAGCTGGAAAGCCAAATGCGTGTTGCCGGGGCGAAACTCTTAGATAAAACCGTGTTAGCAATGACAGACAGTCAAGCCAAAGAAGAGCAAGGCAAAGAAATCAGTTTATTGCGACTGTATGCGAATAAATTTGAAGATGCGTTAGATTTAGCGTTGGAATACGTTGGGTTGTGGTTGGGTATTGATGATGTCGGTAAGGTGGAAATTAGCGGTAACATTGATGACGATCTCGATCCAAATGCCTCAATGGATATGGTCATTAAAATGCAACAAGCAGGCACACTTTCAAAACAAACCGTATTTAATGAAGCAAAACGCCGTGGGCTGATTAGTGATAATGTGGAATGGGAAGATGAACAAGCTCGCTTAAATGAAGAGGGGGTAGAATATGACCTTGAGTTCGCAGGACAAACCGAAACAAAGTCTGAATAGTCGTATTGCATACGCATTAACTGATCGCAAAATTCTGCATTTTCGTTATGATGCACATCTTAGACAGCAGGTAATGAAACAGCTGAGTAAAACACAACGTGAGTTGCTCAATCGTTTAGCAGCCGCAGGTGTGGATGCTTTACCTAAAAAGCAATTAGACACACTGCTTAAGGAGCTTAAGCAAGAAGTGGCAAAAGTCTATCAAGAAATGACCGCTTACACGCAAGACGAGTTAAGCGGTTTTTTCACGGCGGAAACCCAACATCTTCATCAGCTTTACAATGATGAAGTCGGCTTTGATTTTTTTAATCAAGTGCCTGAATATAAGCAAAAAGCGAATAAAACCGCAACGATTATTGCAGGTTCACCCTTAGAAGATTGGTGGGCAAAGCAAGGAAATGATTTTGCCTTTAAGTTTGAGGGAATTATTCGCCAAGGGTTGTTAGATGGTCAGCAAACAAGCCAAATAATTACCGATGTTAAGCATTTGATGAATACGTCTCGCAGACACGCTGAAACCTTAGTCATTACTGCAGTGGCTAAAGTGGCAGATAAAGCTCATCAAGCCTTAAGAGATGAAAACCTTGATATTTTGGCAGGAGAAAAACACCTTTCTACACTAGACACACGAACATCAACGGTATGTCAATTAAGAGATGGGTTAATGTGGGATTTAGATAAAAAGCCGATAGACCACGATGTACCTTATCAACGACCGCCTTTACACCCACGTTGTCGCAGTATTTTACAGCTTGTAACCAAGAGCTGGAAAGAGCTTGGGATTGATGCGGAAGAAATGCCGTCAAGCACAAGAGCAAGTCAAGATGGTCCTGTATCAGAGCAGATTAACTACGAAAATTGGTTGAAAAGCAAATCGCCTGAGCAACAAGACCAAGTATTAGGTAAAGGCAAGGCGGACTTATGGCGTAGAGGTGTAATTACTTTTGCGGATATGTTGGATCAGAGCGGTAGACCGTTGACTTTGGCAAATTTAAATGCAAAATTTAATACTCAAGATGGAGTAATAAAACAAATGCGTTCAAATTGGTCAGACGATTTTCCCGATACAGTTATAGATAGAAAATTAGGTGAGGCAACATCTCACCCTCTTTATGAATTAGCCAAAAGAGGGGGTATTGATGCAGCTTACCATTTGGCAAAAGATCTTGTTTCAGATGAAGCAATTGATAAATTGCGTAAAATCATCGCTGGTCGGAATGTTATTATTGTTCCAGTTCACGCTGAAGAAGCTGTTGGTAGAAATATGATTCCTGTAGCAACTGCTACAGTGCTAGCGAAGAAATTGAATGTAAAAGTCGATCTTTCCATTGTTCAAGCAACTAAGGTTTCTAGAACAGCAGGTGATGGTTGGCATAGATTGATTTATTCCCCTGCATTTGATGGAGAATATCCTAAAGGTCAACTGGCTATTATTCTCGATGATACTCAAACGCAAGGTGGTACATTAGCCAGCCTTAAAGGGTATATTGAGCAACAAAATGGCAAAGTTGTTGGTGCTTATGCTTTGACAGGAAAACAATATTCTGTACAATTACGATTATCTAAAGAAACACTGAATCAATTGAGGGAAAAATATGGCAGTATTGAACACTGGTGGACAGAAGAATTTGGCTATGATTTCTCAAAACTCACAGAATGGGAAGCGAGATTTATCCTCAATTCACGTAAGACAGCTGACGAAGTCAGAAATACAATCATTGCGAGAAAGCAAGCGTGAAGCCTATGAAAGAATGATGAAATTAAATTAAGCAGAGCTATTTCCGTTGTAGCTCCCTTTCTCATTTTGTGGAGCTACAATTATTAACCTAGCCTAAGTGCTAGGTTTTTTTATACCTAAATTTCAACCAAACCGCTTATACAGCAATGTATAAGCGGTTTTTTATTATCCACGTTTCGGAAGAAACACAAACTCACTTAGGAAGGAAATCCAAATGAAATTAAAACTCGATGAAAACGGCAATGTTGTGGTTGTAGATGGCAAACCTGTGTATATCCACGATGACAGGAAGGAAATCCCTTTTGATGCACTGCAAGCAATGCAAAAAATTTCTTCGCTCAATGCTGAAAACAAGCAACACCGTGAGGCTAAAGAGAAAGCGGAAGCGGAACTCAAAAAGTTTGACGGGATTGAGGATGTGGCAAAAGCAAAAGAGGCCTTAAAAACGGTGGAAAACCTTGATGCTAAAAAACTGATTGATGCAGGTGAAGCGGAAAAGGTTAAACAAGAAGTGATTAAGGGCTATGAGCAAAAACTGGCAGACGCCAAAGCGTTAGCAGAGAAAGTGCAAGGTCAATTGCATACTGAGTTGATCGGCGGTTCGTTTGCTCGTTCTAAGTTTGTCACGGAGAAACTGGCAATGCCTGTTGATGTGGCTCAAGCGTTCTTTGGTAAGCATTTTAGCATTGATGAAAACGGTGCAATTTTGGCAAAAGATGCGTTTGGCAATGAAATTTTCAGTCGAGTAAAACCGGGGCAACGAGCGGATTTTGAAGAGGCGTTAGAGGCTTTAGTGGATGCTTACCCTAACAAAAATTCTATTCTAAAAGGCTCTGGCTCAAGCGGTGGTGGCGGTGGTGCAGGTGGTTCATCTGCAACAAAACCTAAATCACTGAGTGAATGTAAAACAGATGTAGAGGCAACAACTTCATTATACACGCGTTCAGCTCGTGCTTTAAAAGATTATGGCTATGCGCAAAAAGACATTCTGCAATTTACTGAAACAATGAATAAAGCAATGGCTGTCGGTGGTGTGAGTGCTGAGGCTCAAGCAAGTGCATTATTTCAGTTGTCGCAAGCTTTGGGTTCAGGGCAATTACAAGGTGATGAATTTAAAACCATTGCGGAATCCGCCCCGATTATTCTTGATGTATTAGCGGAATACATGGGTAAAAGCCGTGCTGAAGTGAAAAAACTGGCAAGCGAAGGACAATTAACATCTAAATTGATTTTTGACGCCTTTAATGGCTCAACAGAAAAAATTAACCAAAAATTTGAACAAATGCCGATTTCATTTGGTGGTGCAATGCAACAAATGGAAAACGCATTTATGAAATTTGTAGACGAACAGAACCGCACTTTAGGTATTACAGAAAATTTAGCAGCTGGCGTTTCTTTTCTTGCGCAGAATTTTGAGTATTTAGCTGGTGTACTTTTGGCAATTGCAGCTGGCAATGGTGCTAAGTTTATTTCAACGTTGGTTCTTGCTCGAGTGGAAACACACAGACAAGCGCAAGCGAGTTTAATCGCTGCGAAAGCCACACAAACCCAAGCAGCGGCAGAATTAGCGGCTGCACAAGCCAAAATGAATTTGTTGAATTCAGAAATGCAATTAGTACGAACCAAGAAAGCTAGAGCAGCGATTGAGGCTAAAATGGCTCAACAAGCGCAAGTTATTACGGGGCTTATTAATGCGGAGGCAGCTGCTATGAATAATCTTGCTGCAGCCTCTCAACGCGCATCAATTGCAAGCAGTGCAGCCGCAGGAGCCAAAAATTTATTAAGTGGCGCATTAGGTCTTATTGGTGGTCCAGCTGGGGCGGCAACAATTGCAGCAGGTGCATTATTTTATTTCAGCCAAAAAGCGCAAGAAGCAAAAGAGGCAGCGTTAGATACCGAGAGTGCGAATAACCGTTTAAAAGAAAGTTATGACGGCTTAAGTGAAAGCGCGTTAACCTTGAAAATTTTTGAGCAAATTCAAGCAATGGAAAATTATGGTGAGCAAATTTCCAAAGTGCAGGCGGAAATTTCCCAAATTCAAACAAGTGCTTGGCAATTTGGTTTGGAGTTGTCTGAAAGTTCCAAGCAAGATCTTGAAAAGTTAAACGCGGAATTAGAAAAGATTCGAGAAAATAAAAATATCGATCTTTCAGTTTTAACCAACCAATTAACCGCACTTGGTGGGGTGTTCTTGTCAAATGGCAAAAGCATTGATGATTTTCGCACCAAAATGAAAAACTTAGGTGTTGATGCCAATACGGCAGATAGCGTCATTGCCAGTTTAAGCAATACGATAAAACAACAGAAAGAGGCGGCGCAAGGTGGAGTAAAAAGCAATTTAGAGCTAGATGAAGCGTTTAAAAAATTAAAAGAACGCGCTTTGACGGTAGCACAAAATCTTGAAGTGGCAAAATTAAAACAACAAGGACAAGCAGAGTCCGCCTTTGTTTTAGCAGGCTTATATGAATTGCTTGGCGATAAAGGCGCTGAATATAATCAAGTGCTAATTGATATTGCCAACGGTACGATTACTGCGGCGAATGCGGCTGATAAAGGCATTGATTTATCTATCGAGACCTTAAATAAACTGATTGAGGGCAGGAAAGTATTACAAGGGATGTTCAAAGATCAGACGCAAACGGAGGGTATTAACCAAAGTTTGAAACCAAGTAATAGAGGCGGTGGTGAAAAAGTGCGCAATAGTTGGCTTCAATTTTATGATGAAGTTCGCAAACACAGCCGTTCCACCCTTGAAGAAATTGACGCCGAGCAACAGCGAATGTTCCAACGTTTGGAAGAGCATAATAAAAAAGGCGTGGTTTCACACGAAGAATATGAGTCAGCAAAATTGGCGATTTCACAACGTTTTGCCAATGAACGTGCAAAATTAGCAGAACAGTTCGCCCCTGAGTTGCAATATGCACGCGAGCTAAAAGAGCATTTACAAGATATTCAACAACTCAATACAGCAGAGCTTTTAACTCATGACCAAGCGAAAAAAGCCACAGAAAATGCCACTTGGGAGGCTGGAAATAAACAAGCTCAATTAGCCGGGCAAAATGCAGTGAGTGAATATGACCGCTGGAAAGCAGAGTTCGACCCTATGCAAGCAATGAAGAATGAGCAAGCTACGAAACTAGCAGAAAATCAGTCAAGGTATGATCAAATGCTAATTAGTCACGAAGATTTTTTGAAAAGAAAAAATCAACTTGAAGAACAATATCGTAGTAAAACGATTCTTGAGGATTTATCAAATTACTCTGCTGGGTTGCAAAATTTAGGCGGTGCATTTGGTCAAATGGCTGATTTAGCTGCTCAATCAATGGGTAAGCAATCAGGGGTTTATAAAACAATGTTTGCGATGTCGAAAGCTTTTGCAGTTGCAGACTCAATGGTTAGGCTTCAACAAGCGATTGTACAGGCAATGGGTGAGAACAGCGATGACACCAGCTCAAAAATTTGCAAATATGGCTGCGGTGGCTTCGGCTGGGATGAGTGTTATTTCTCAACTGACAAGTATCAGTTTGAGCGGTATGGCTCACTCAGGTATTGATAGCATACCAAAGGAAGGAACTTGGTTGCTAGATCGTGGCGAGCGAGTTGTAGATAGCCGTACTAACCAAGATTTAAAAGCCTTTTTAGCAAATCAAGGAAACCGAAATCAAGCATCGGGTAAATCATCTGTAAATGTTCAAATCATCAACAATGGTAATGCAGTAGATGCCAAAGTTTCTCAAGAAGAAACGCCAGATGGAACTCATATCACAGTGGAATTGTTAAAAACAATGAGGGGAATCGCAAGAGACGAAAGTCAGAAAGCGATTACCAATAATTTTGCTCGTGCGGGTGGTCAATTTAGACGATAGGAGTATGTAATGCCAAAATCCCTACCCCAAAAAATGGCAAACGAACTGCCAAAACTGGAACAAAATGCCTTGATTGAACTGTGGGAAATTGATTTAAGGCATATCAGCAGTAACAGCACCCCAGCACAAAAAGGGGAGTTATTACGCTTTCACAATGGCTTAAATCAAGGTCAGCAGAATGTTTGGTGGCAAGGTAACGAATACCAAGCCTACCCAATTAATGCGGACGGTTTTGAAATTAGCGGTCAAGGGCCGAGTAACAGACCGACTTTAACAATCTCAAACCTGTACGGCATTGTCACTGCTTTAGCCGCAGATTTCGGACAAGGAATTGGGGCAAAGGTGACCCGTCGTTTAGTCTATGCACAATTCCTTGATGCTCGTAATTTTCCAAATGGACGAAATCCACAAGCCGATCCGACACAGAAAAGTGTGAGTTTATTCATCATTGAGCAGTTAAAAAGCCTAAATGATGAAGTGGCGACCTTTGAGCTGGCTTTACCCGCAGAAACAGATAATGCTCGCATACCGTTGTTGATGATTACATCAGATACCTGTATTTGGCAATATCGCTCTGCGGAGTGTGGCTACACAGGCGGACCTGTTGCCGATGAAAAAGATAACCCGACAACCGATCCGAAAAAAGACGCTTGTTCCCACTGTTTGCGTGGTTGCAAGCTGAGATTCGGGGCTAATGCCATTTTACCGTTTGGGGGCTTTCCAAGTACGACGCAGTATGGTAATTAGACAACACGTAATTCAAACTGTTTGTCGAGTGCATTAATCGCTCTTGCAATAGTATCGATTTTTGTATTATGCCCAAGATTAGTAATACGCTGTACTTCTTGCGGTTTTACGGCAATTCGTTTTGCTAATTCCACATTGGAGATATTCTGATCGACCATCTCATTTAGCAATAGCACTTTGGCGAAAATACTTGTCGGTAATTCGATCAGCACTTCGCCTTCTTGTGGTGGGCTTGGTAACGGTACTTTGCGATGATCTTCGAAATAAAAATCCATACTGGTAAGCAATGCATCTTTTGCCATCTCTAAAGCGTCTTCGTAGTTATCACCGCAAGTCAACGCTTCAGGAATATCACGGAATGAAACATTATAACTACCATCTTCAAATTCGAATCGTGCTGGATACAGCATAAATATTACTCCTTGCTAAAAAAGCCCCCTGTTACAGGGGCTTTGATTAGTTTAAACCTAATTGCTTTTTAATCGCTCTCATTGTGCCGTTTTTGATTTCCTTGCTAGGTTGTCTTGGCATTGTTGATTGATTACCGTTGTAATAAAGTTTGATGTGCTTTGAGCCTTCTTCCTTTACTACCCCTTGAGCAATTAGCCATCTTAAAAATTCACTTTGTTTCATTAATCCTCCGTGTTTTTAAGATGTGGTAATAATAAACAAAAATGTTTATTAAGTCAATATGAAATTAACAAAAATGTTTATTTTTATGGTGAATGATACTTTAAGTAAAGAAATCTTA